TTCAGCTTCGTCAACTATTACATCTTTAGCTAACTCAAACTGTTTGAAAAATTTTCTAAATGCTAGACCTTTTTGTACATAGTCTACATTTTTATCTTCTACTTTTCCTTCTACTGTTAAGATACCGTCTTTAACTTCTACTAATACATTTTCTTTATTGTAGCCAGCTAAACCGATTTCTAAACCGTATTTACCTTTAGAGTATTTAACTACATTATAGAATGGAAATGATTGTACTTTTGACCAAGTGTCAAAAATATTTTCAAAAGCATCATCAAAAAACTTTGTTGATCCGTTAAATATTTCTTTTTGTATTTTGTTTACATCAAGTAAACCATTATTGTTTAATAGTGTATTAAACATAATTATCTCCTTTTTAAAGCAAGTTAATTGACTCACCCCTATGGTGCAGTCTTAGGTATTATATAGTAATTATTTATATTATTTCAAGAGCTTTAAATCATGCTCTCTATCAAGAAATTTATATTCTATTTTATGAACTGTAAAATCTTCTTCTATTTTTTTGCATATAGTCTTTGGATCAAATTCACCACAAGAATATACATCAAATTGCATTAATGCTGGATGAACTTCATCCCAAACGTGCATTACAATATGTGAAGTTTCTATAATAGCAGCGCCAGTAATACCACGATTACCAACTATATTAGAATATTTAACATAAGGCCCCATCATGACCTTCATGCCGATTTCAGAAATAAATTCTTCTAACCAACGCCTAAGAAACTCCTCGTCCATAGGAGGACGGTAAACTTCTGCTCGTACAATTAAATGTTTATGTACTAATAATTTATTTTCTTCCATCTCAAAAAAACTTTACAGAATATTTTTACCTATGTCTATATAGGATAAAAAATATTTTAAAGTCTATTGAGGCCCGTTAGAAGTTGTATAGTATGGACCAGAATATTTGTCCGTCAACAACGTAACTGAAGCAACATTAGTTATAGTAGAAACATAAATACCTTTTGGAAATGGAATTCCATCACCTGGCATAGGTATAGTTACATTTGTCCACGGAGCAATTGATGCTTGGAACAATGTAGTACCATTTGCACTAGAAAGAGTATTTAGATCTACTTGACCAACTGTTGTACTATTATTTGAAGCTATGATAATTCCTCTTAATCTAATCGGCTGCTGTATTACGGCAGTTGAAGTATATGCGTTTAAGTATGTTGCCTGTATGTCAACTTTATAGCTCATTTTATCTCCTTTATTAAAGGCTCCCTAAGGAGCCTTTAGAATTAATTAATTACGCTATGTTAACTTTTGTAGTTGGACTATTGATTTGTAACCAATCAGTTCCATTTGAAAAAGCATAAGTAGACGTAGTAGCATTAGCTCCTTTGTTAACATAAATTAATACACCAATATTTCCAGTAGCATAAATAGTATCTGTACCGTTAGTTAATGTTGAAGTATTAGTTGCTGAAAATGGAGTAGTTCCACCTTGTTGAGTGTCTGCTGTAGCATCGTGTGAGTTAGTATTTGGTCCACCGATAAATCCGTTTAAAGATGTTACTGGGCCGTTAAAAGTAGTATAAGCCATATTTTTCTCCTGTATAGCGGTTATGTTCTGTAGTCTCTATACCGTCTGTCTAGCCAGTCTACAAAACTATTTAATCTAGAATGTAATTGATTATAAATGAAAAAGGGGCCAGAGTAAACTCCAGCCCCTTTAAGAATGCTTAATTTCTAAGTATTAAGCTGCGCCTGCAGTTCCGTAGATTCCTCTAGGATCTGACCAGCCAAAGCTATATCTTTCTCTAGCTTTGAATCTTACGTTACCTGTATCAAAATCACCTTCGATAGCTGTTTTGATAGGTGCTCTTACGAATTGTTTTAATCCGTTTGGAGCATCAGTAAGAACGAACCACGCATCAGTGTCTGTTAAGAAGTGGTTAACTCTGTAACCTTCAGGAACCATTCCCATATTCTTCATAGCATTGATATCGTTATCCGCTGTACCAACTCTAAGTGGAGATCTTAAGATTCTCTCAGCAGTAAATTGAATTTCTTTTGGAATAATCAATTTTTTGCCTTGTAGAGCGATCCTTAAACCTCTCTCATCAACAAATCCTGCGATGTCGATTAGAGCTTGTTCCAACGATGTTTCGTTAAGGTCAGCTGCTGTAGTTAAAATATTAGAAAAAGTGTCACCATTAGCAAGAGGATGGTTATTTGCTAAAAGAGCAACTCCGTCACCTCCTGTATAGCTTGAACTAAATCCATTATTTAGTACTGCCGCTGCTTTTACTTGTTTAGTATTAGCCATTGATCTAGCTAATGCTCTTGTGTAACGAGAAGCAAGTCTGTCGTAAAGGTTGTCCTCGATAGCTTCCTCAGTGATAGCAAATGCTAATGCAATTGTTTCATGAGTGTATCTAGCAGTGTAAGCTTCGTTTGCTTGATCGAACACTACTGGTGCACCTTCTTGTTTAACTTCAGCGCTACCAAAACCTGACAACATTACTTCTTCTTCGAATGCTCTCTCAGAAGTTTCCATTGAAAAGATTTCAGCATGCTCATTCTCGTATCTGCTGTATTCCAGGCCGAATAGTGCATTCAATCCTGGCTCTAGTTCTTTAACTAGCTGTGAACGTGTTATAGCCATAATTTATTCTCCTATTATAGACCTGTTGTTGCTGTTCTGTAGAAGTGATTGCTAATTCTCACCATAACATTGATATTGTTTGAGCTAATATCACTGTTGTCTGGGTCTTGAGATATGTCAATCGCTTGTACCACAAATGTAGAAGCAGTTCCCGAATTAGCAACATCTAATTGTACTTTAGATATTCCTGTAAGGGTATTGCCTGTTACGTTTGTTACTGAATAGTTTTGAAACAAATCCGCTACTGCAAAAGTACCGTTTGAATTGATTTCAAATACTGTATCTGGACCATCAACTACGTATGCTGTAATGTCAGACGCATTGATTGAACCAGGATAGTAATTTTTCCAAGTCGGTTTTTGAGTTGTTGGATCTGTATAAAAACAACCATTAAAAACGCCCACGACAGCTGTAGAAGTATTAGCAATAGCTCTAGTTATATTTCCAGAAGTAAGTGGCTGAACCAAATCACCTTGGAATATAGCTGTAGAGTTATTAGCTGCTATTCTATATCTGTTTTGAGCATTAATGAATGGGCTACCATTTAACTGTCTAGATGGTCTAAGACCAAATCGTTCTAGTATGTTTGCCATTTTATTTTATACTCCGTTTTATAGTTTATATTTACTCTGGTAGGTATCGCAAAAAAATTATTTTTTTCTTCCACCACCAAAAGTTACACGAGATTGTCTATTAATATTAATAGGCATCTCTGGTCGCTGTTCCTTCATTAAATCGTTGTCTACAGCTTGGATCTGCTCTGAACTTCTTTTTCGGAAGTAAGCATTGCGCTGCTCAACTATTTCTTCAGGGATCCTTGCCAGCACAAGGCCTCCAACTCCAATGAACCCCGCATGTCTACCTTCGCTTATCACAGGGAAGTCATGTTTACCAATTTGAGCTGTTAATTCTTCAGCTCTAACTAATTCATAACCTTCTCTAAGTTTCTTAGACATATTTGCTGTGTCTTGAAACCCTGCGGATTCAGCTCTAAGCCATCGGTGTTTAAAACCATTTGGCGCAGGCGGTGCATCTAAGTTAGATGGTTGAACCCATGGAGCTCTTCGTTTTTCTTTGGACTTTAGCTCCGAGTTGCGTGAAGTCCTTTTTATTTCATTATCGCTCATACTAATTAGCCTCCTTCACGTATTTTGCGTATTCTTCTAGTGGCACCCCTAATTTATTAGCAATAGCTACTTGTGATTTGGTGAGTCTCACAGTTCTGCGTCCAGTTTTTCCTCTAGTAGCAGATGCAACAGTCTGGACTGGTTTCTTTTGCTCCTGCGTATTTTCAGCAAACTTATGAGGATATACATCTCTCATTTGTTTGTTGATCTCATTATAATACTCGTCACTGTCCAGGTCAAACCCCTCACGTTGAAGGTTTTCATGGATCTGGAACGCTGTATTAGTCATGAATTCATCACTTCCAAACCAAGTGTTATCTTCTGCCCATTTTCTAGCTTTTGGACTTGGAGATACTGGTCTAGGTTGTTGAATAGCTTGATTTTGTTCAATATTTTGAACTTCTTTAGCTTCTTGCTCGGATTCTTTTTTCTTTTTATCCTTAGCAGCTATAGATAATCTAGCTCTTTCTTTTTCAACAATTAATCTTGAAAGTTCTTCGTTTGCAGAAATGATGGCTTCTGGATTCTGAAGTTCAATAGCTTCTTTAAGTTTTTTCTTAACAGTTTCTCTTTCAGCATCTATTCTAGCATCATATTGTTTAACATAACTCTCATCAATTTCATCAAATTTTTTCTGAGTATCGTTATATTTTTTTTGTAAACCTTGTGCATAATCTAAAGCAGCTCTTTCTCGTCTTTCTGCTTCACGCATTTTACGAGTAAGTTTATCTATTCTTTTTTGAATAGCATCGCTATAAGAGTTTAAATCTTCAGGTTCAGCAGTTGGTTTTTCTGCTTTAACAGGTTCTTTAACTTCTTCTTTTTCTACTACATCAAAATCGACTTTTTCTTTTTTAGAATCATCGTGTGATGTATATCCTAAATCTACTTCGCCTAGATTTAGATTTGGTTCTTTTTTTTCTTCCTTCTTATCGTCTAGTTGTATGGATGCCTCTTTAACGTCATCTAAGTCTAATTCGACTTCTTGACGTTTTTTTTCGTCTACCATACATTCTCCTTAGTTAGTACATTTGCAAAATAGCTTCAGGATTTTTAATAGTACTAATGATTTCATCATCATTAAGAATCCTTATCTCTCCTCCGTCTATTTTGAATCTTGCTCCCGCATAACGTCCAAATAAAACCCATTCATTAGGCTTACACCATGGACCGTTAGGGAACTTTTGTTTGTCTTGATAGCAAAGATTACCCATCTTCAATACATAACCACAAACAGATGTCATCTGTATTGTATCTAATGTATTGTCTGATAAAAGGATTCCTCCTTTAGTTTTCCTTGCACCAGAATGGACTAATACCAATAATCTCCATCCTGTGGGATTAGGTAATTGTTCCAATGCTGATTCTTGAATATCTTCTGGCTCTAGTCTTTTAGTATTTTCTTCTTCTGTTTTATAAGATTCTAAAAGTGCCTCTTTATGTGCTGGTA